GGATTGAAAAATAAAAATGTTAAGTTTTGTTAGGGTTTTTGCGAATAAAAAACTTGATGAAATTATTGAGGTGAAAGAATGATTTACGATTTAGTTAAAGAAAATTATTCAGTTTTTGTAGAGGATATAGAAAAATGAATGATTTAAAATTTAGAGTTTGGGACAAATCAATTAAATTTTTAGATGATAGAGTTAGAGTAACAATAACAAAAGATTACACAAAAGTAGAAGTCTTAGATGCCTTTACAAACTGGAGAGAGTTACAAGAAGGACAGTATGAACTACTACTGTCAACTGGGCTTAAAGACGTAAATGGGGAAGAAATATTTGAAGGAGATGTTGTCGGTCATTGTGATGGAGAATGCTCCTTTACAGGGGTGGTTACCCACAGTCCTTTTGGGTGGTATGTGAAAAGCGAAAATGACAATATAGCATTTGAGCACTTTTCCAATGAAATAGACAGAACTTCAGATTGTAAAGTTATTGGATATTTTTGTGGGGGACATTATGAATTTACCTAAATGTCCTGTACACAAGACAAGTATGGCGATAAGAAAACCAACGACTAAGGAACAAGAATATTGTGGTACTTTGTATGATTGTCAAGAATCAGGTTGTAATTGTACGACGTTAATTATGAGTAAAGAACTAAAAGATGTTTATAAAAAATAAAAAAGGTGGAAGAATGACATTAAAAGAACTTATAGAGGACCTTTGATGAATGCAGGCATGTTTATTAATTCCCTACGAAACTATTAGGGATAAAATAAAAATTGTAAATTATTATAAAAATCGTGGATATTATGTAGAAATTTGGCAAGATTATATTTATTGTTACAGGAGATATTAATGACAAAAAAAGAACTTTTACAGTATAGATATTTACTTATTGAAATCAAAGAACTTGAAAATAAAATAAAAAATTATGAAGGTAAAATTGTTACTGATAAAGTTCAATCTTCGCAAAGAGAGTTTCCTTATACTCAGTATGAATTAAAAATTCAAGGGGTTGAGGATTCTCTTTACATAAAAAAATTAAGAGAAAAGTTATTTTGTAGAATTGAGAAGTGCAAAAAATTAAAGGTTGATATTGAAAATTTTATTAATAACATTGAAGACTCAAGAACTAGACTTGTTTTTCAACTAAGATACATTGAGGGCAGAAGTTGGGTATATATTTCTAGACAACTAGGCAGTCCCAACGAATCTTATGCAAGGATGATTCATAATAGATATTTAGACCTATAGACACTATATGTAGTATTACACACTATATGTAGTGTCTGGTCAGAAAAACATATATTTGATATAATTTATTTTAAATAAAGGAGGCGAGAGAATGGCAAATACACTTAGAATTAAAATAGAGCCAGAAATTATAAAATGGGCTATAAAAGAAAGTGGTAAAAGTGAAGATGAAATATTAGAAAAATTTCCTAATATTGTTGGTTGGATAAATTTGAATGAAAAACAATTACCCACTTTTAAACAAGCTGAAAATTTTGCTAATTATTTAAAAATTCCTTTCGGTTATTTGTTCTTAAGTTCTCCTCCAAAAAAATTTGAAATTGGTGCAGACTTTAGATCTATTAACAATATTTTTCCAAAAGCTTCTAAAAATTTAAAAGATACAATTATAGACATGACTAATAAACAAAACTGGCTTATTGAATATAGAAAAAGTTTAGGATATGAATTTTTAGAAATAAACAAAAAGTTCAAATCCTACTATCATGATAATATGAACTATGAAGAAGTTGCCCACATTGTAATAGATTTAATAGATTTAGATCATTTAGAAGTCGAAAAGATGAAAAACAGTGCTGAGTATTATAATTTTTTTAGAAATAAATTTGAAGATCTTGGAGTAAGTGTTTTTCAGAACGGTATTGTAGGTGGAAACACCGGAAGAAAGCTTGATATTAATGAATTTAGAGCATTTGTGTTAATAGATGAAATAGCTCCTGTTATATTCATCAATAATCGAGACAGCGTAACAGGCAAAATATTTTCTATTGTTCATGAATTCACACATATACTTTTAGGTAAAGATGATATTATTACAAAAAATAGTGGCGAAGAAACATTTATAAATAATATTACTTCTGAAATTTTAGCTCCAAAGAAATATTTATTAAAAAACTTTGATAAAAACTTACCAGCAATAAATCAAATAGAAGAACTTTCTAAGAGATTAAAAATTAGCAGAGTGTCTATAGCCATTAAGCTTTTAAAGTTAAACTTGATAACAAATGAGGACTTTTTATATATAAAGAAATTGACAGAAGAAAATGTAATCCAAAAGGTTAGTTCTGGAGGAAATTATTATAATTCATTGAACTCTAGACTTAGTGAAAACTTTAAAAAAGATGTAATATCCAGTGTTGAGTCCAATAATACAAGCTATACAGAAGGGTTTAGGTTATTGGGAAATATTAAATCTAAAACCTATGACAGCTTAAAGGAGATGACATATGGAGTATAAGTATTTAATTGACACTAACGTACTAATAACTGCACACAGGCAAACTTATCCAATGGATATATTTCCTTCTTTTTGGGAACAATTGGTAGAGAAAGGGACTTCAAAAATTATATTTTTAGATAAAGTATATGATGAAATCATTAACAATTCTGGAGAATCAGATGCATTAAAAACATGGGTTTCAGATAATAAAAACAACTTTGAAAATATAGTTAGTTCTGATAAAGATATAATTTCAGTGTATAGTGAAATAGCTAATGAAATTCAAAAAAGTGAAAGATACAAGGATCCAGCAAAACACGAATATTTTGATGTTGCGGATTCATGGATATGTGCAGCAGCAAAGGCAAAAGATCTTGTGATCGTTACTAATGAAGTAAGTTCAAATGCCCAAAATCGAGTAAAAATTCCTGATGTTTGTGAAAAGTTTAATATTAAATATATAAACTCTATTAAATTTATTAGAGAATTAGGAATGAGATTTTAATTTTAATTATTTTGTGCGTTTTGTGCGATTTTTGTGTGTTACTATGTATCATGTAAGAATGTATAGTAGTGGGTTCATAATATGATGGATTTCAATCAGAATACGACAAAGTTTCTCCTTTAAAGAGGCTTGCTAAGGCAGGTCTCTTTTACTATGCAAAGAAAGGTGGTAATAATATGGCACTTACAATTAAACAAAAGCAAGTTGCTGATGATTTTATTATCACTGGCAACAGGACTAAGAGTTACTTAAAATTTTATAAGAACATTAAAAATAGAGAGACGGCAGCTTCAGCAGCAAGCCGTCTTTTTAATACGGAAGAAGTTAAAGAATACATCGAAGAGAAGATGAAAGAACTTGATGAAGAACTTATTGCAGATCAAAGGGAAGTTTTAAGAGGTCTTACAAGACAATTTAGAAGAGAAGAAATTGACTATCAAGTTGTTATGGTTAAGAAACCAAGCTTTGACGACAACGGCAACTTCCTAGGGATTGAAGAGAAACCAGAAGTTTTAAAACTCCCTACACAGAATAAAGATGCTATTAAGGCTGGTGAACTCCTAGGTAAAAGATTTGGCATGTGGACTGATAAGGTTGATATGGATATTGACCTACCAACAATTATTTCTGGAGCTGATGACCTTGAAGACTAACGAGGTTTACTTGCCAGAAGTTATTGGCAAAGGCTATGGAACTTACTGGAACTATAAAGGCAGATATAGGGTAGTAAAAGGATCTAGGGCAAGTAAGAAGTCAACTACTACTGCTCTTAATATGATTTATAGGATAATGACATACCCTAATTCTAATGGTCTAGTCATTAGAAAGGTATTTAGGACTATTAAGGATTCCTGCTTTTCTCAGCTTAAATGGGCAATACACAGATTAAAGGTTGACAAGTATTGGAAAGCCACTAATAGTCCGCTGGAGCTTACTTATTTGCCTACTGGGCAAAAGATTTTATTTAGGGGGCTTGATGATCCTTTAAAGGTTACTTCAGTAGCTGTAGATAAAGGATATCTATGCTTTTTATGGATTGAAGAAGCCTATGAAATCATGAATGAAGATGACTTCAACATGCTTGATGAATCTATAAGGGGTCAAGTACCAGATGGATTATTTAAACAAATAACATTAACTCTAAACCCTTGGAATGACAGGCACTGGATAAAGAAAAGATTTTTTGATACTGAAGAAAATGATATATTGGCAATTACAACTAATTATAAGTGTAATGAATGGCTTGATGCATCGGATTTAAAAGTATTTGAAACTATGGAGCTACACAATCCTAATAGATATAGGGTTGCTGGTCTGGGGGAATGGGGAGTTGTAGATGGTCTTGTTTATGAAAATGTAAGAGAAGATAGGTTCAACAAGGAAGATGTGATTAAGAATAATCCAAATGTTAAACCTGTATTTGGGCTGGATTTTGGTTATACTAACGCTCCTACTGCTCTATTTTGTGGATTGTTAGATTTAGAAAATTATAAGATCTATGTCTTTGATGAACTTTATGAAAAAGGTCTATCTAATAAAAATATTTATAAAGAGATAGAGAAGATGGGATATAGGAAAGAGGGAATTGTTGCTGATTCTGCTGAGCCTAAATCAATTGATGAATTAAAAGACCTAGGTATTTATAGAATTAGTGCTGCAAAAAAAGGCAAAGATTCAATTATAAATGGTATTCAATTTATACAAAACTTTGAAATTATAGTCCACCCAAGATGCGTAAATTTCATGACAGAAATTACTAATTACCAGTGGGCAAAAGATAAGTTTAATAAAGCTATTAATGAACCTATTGATGAATTTAATCATTTACAAGATGCTATGAGATATGCAATTGAACCTTATATGGGAAATAAGAGTTTAAGAACTATTTCAAAGAGAAAATTGAGAATTTAGGAGGTGCAATTTGGAAAGTTATATTACAGAGTATATGGAACTACCTAAAAATATAAACTTACCTTTAGAAACTGAAATAAATCCGGAATTAATTAAAAAATTAATAAAGGTAAGTGAAAAAAATACTGAAAGATATAATATTCTTCAAGAATATTATGAAGGCAAGGCAAAAATAAATGAAAGATCTAAGGATGAGTACAAGGCAAATAACAAGTTGTCCTTAGATTATCCAAGTTATATAGTTGATCTATTATTAGGAATGTTTGTAGGTAAGCCAATCAGTTACACGGTGGCTGAGGAAAACAAAGATATTATGGCAGCTATTCAAGAAGTATTTGATATGAATGATGAACAGGATGAAAACACAGAGATTGCGAAAATGGCAGGAATTAAGGGTAGAGGTTATGAGATAGTTTATCTTGACGAGGAAGGACAAGTTAAATTTAACGAGGTTGAGCCTGAAAATATTGTGATGGTATATGACAACAAGATAAAGCCAGAGCCTTTGTACAGTTTATATGTTAGAGATGATGTCAATGTAGAAAATCTTGAATCTGATAAAAAGGATAAGTTAATTACAGTTTACTCTAAGGACTTCATAAAGGAATATATTTCTAAAGGTGGAGATATAAACCTTATAGATGAACAGCCAAATTTATTTGGAGAGATACCAGTTATTGAGTTTTTAAATAACGATGAGAGCATTGGAGACTTTGAAAGAGTCTTATCCCTCATAGATGCAATTAATCTTTCACAGTCAGATACTTCAAATGATTTTCAAGAATTCACAGATGCATTACTAGTGTTGACAGGTATGCCTCAGACTGATGCTGAAGATGTGGATAACATGATGAAGGATAGGGTTATTTTGCTTGATAGGGCTGATGGTCAAGCTGCACAATGGTTAATAAAAACCATTAATGATACTGCTCTTGAAAATTATAAAAACAGGCTCGATTCTGACATTCATAAGTTTGCTAAGGTGCCTAATTTGAGTGATGAGCATTTTGCGGGCAACGTCAGTGGCGAAGCAATGAAATACAAGCTATTTGCGACTGATCAAATTATTGCTCAAAAACAACGTAAATTTAAGAGTGCTTTGCAACAAAGGATAAAACTTATACTAAAAATAGCGAACATAAAAACAGCTAAGGATTTTGACTACAGGGATATATCCATTGTATTTAATGATAATAAACCATACAACGAGTTGGATAATATCAATACAGTAAAAGCGGCACTTGATGCTGGATTGTCAAAAACTTATGCATATGGAAAGCTAAGAGATATTGATGATGTTTTAGAAGAGATTGATAGACAAGAACAAGAAAAAGATGCTTACATGGACGAATTTATAAAAAATGCAGACAAGGATCTAGAAGAAGATGAAAAATAATCCTTTTGAAGATTTGTCTAATAGCGTTGAAAAGTTAATAAAAAAGCGTGAGAATGGAACTAAGCAAAACTACAAGGAATCATACAGACGGTTAAGAAATAAATTACAAAAGATATACGTTGATAATGAATCAGATGAAGCACTAATTCTCAATAGAAATGAATTGGCAAAACTTGATAATGAGACGGCAAAAATAATAATCTCTATGTATAAAAATAATAAAAAAGCTATTGAGAATACATTAAAAGATGTTATAGAGACAGCCTACAAGACAGTAAATTCAACAGTAGCAAAATATAATATTGAGGCTGTCTCAAGGGTAATAGACTCAAACAGGATAATAGAGAAACAAGTTGCAGGGCATATCTGGACTGATAGAATAAAAAAGTATGGCAATGACTTTGTTTATGATGTGCATGGAATTATTCATGAAGGTTTAGATGAGGGCAATACTTATACGACAACTGCAAGAAAGCTAAAAGAGCGTTTTGGTAAAGATATCGGAAACACTATGCGCATTGCAAGGACGGAAGGTGCAAGGGTGCTTGAAGACAGCAAGTACCAAGCGTTTGAAGATATTGCAGAGAATGAATCAGTACAAGTTTTTAAAGTATGGCATACTATGGGAGATGAGGCGGTAAGAGATACACATCAACCTATGGAAGGCATCAAAGTACCATATGACGATGAGTTTACTTTACCAAGTGGAGCTACCTGCTTATATCCAAAGAGTACTGGGATAGCTGCAGAAGATATAAACTGTAGATGTTATGTTGAATATGTAACGGAAATTGGGTATAACATAAGTAAAGGAGAATATGAATTAGGAGATCGAGTTGGAAGATTTGGAATATTAACAAATAATCCGAAAATACAGATTAATAGAGATATACCTAATATACATTCTTGGGAAAAATTAAAGGAACGGAATATAGATATTATTGAAGTTGAAAAATGCATGAAATACGGAGCTTGCATTGAACAAGACAGAGGTAATAAATATGTTTATATTACTAAAGAAGGAGCAGCGGTTGTGAGAAAAGATGGCAAACTTATAACTGCGTGGGCTAAAAACAATTATGATGAAAATATGATTGAAATAATCAAAAAGCTATATGGTGGTGATTATAATGAAAAATAAAATTAAAGAATTAATTGATGCCTGGGATCCTTATGATTTACTGGCATTTGCACCAGATGATGAATACAGTAATGAAATTAACGATATTTATGAGCTTTTAAAGAAGAATAAAAATATAAGTGAAGTTGATTTAAAAAAATACATCGTTGAGCGTTTTGATTTTGAAGATATAGCAGAAAATAAACAAGATATTGATAACCTGATAATCGAATTAATGAAGGCACAGTGATATGTCATTATTATCGAATGGTGGATTTAGTTAAAAAAAGATTGCTAACAATGGATTGGATGTATATATAGCGATGAGGTGATTTTATGGGAAAACTATCTAGTAAAGAAAAGTATGAAAATTATAGAGCAAGAATTGATTCAGAGACTCCTATTAGATATGCCACAGAAGAAGAAAGAATTGCTGCTGAAAAGGCTATAGATGAAAGATGGAAGGAAATAGAAGAGTATGGAAGAAAGATGTACGGAAAAGACTATATAGAAAGAAAGCATTCTAATAAGGCTTAGATGTTTATATAGTAGGTGAGTGATAAAATGAAAGAGAAATTAACAGATAAAAAAGTTGCTGAGATTATTCAAGCAAGATATGAATCTGAAGGATATCATGAACTAACACCTGAGCAAGAAAAGCAAGGTGAAAAGTTTAGAAAACAATTGGCTGAATTTTATAAAAAACATGAGAAGAATTAAGCACACTAATTTAGATGTTAGGAGTGCTTTTTTATTGCTTAATCGTGAGCTAATCGTGCGAATATAAGCAAGGAATGGCTATATTATACGCTTTAAGCGAAAACAATCTTGAGTTAATCGTGTAAATTTAATAAGTTTTATCAAGCAGCTGTAAAAGGCTGCTTTTTAAATATAAAAATTTAAAGGAGGGCTAAATATGCCAGATATTGAAACTGTAAGGACAGAGGACTTAGAGGGTCAAGATACGAATGAGACTGCTGAAAAGGCGGTTGATACTAAAGAAGAAAAGGCTGAGAGTAAAACTTACACTGAAGAAGAACTGAAAGCAAAAGTTCAATCTGAATCTGATAAAAGGGTTACTGAAGCTATAAAAACTGCTAGGGAAAAATGGGAAAAGGAAGCTGCGGAAGAAAAGAAAGAAGCTGCTAGGCTTGCAAAACTTACGCAGGAAGAGAGAGAAAAAGAACTTCAAGCCAAACAATTAAAAGAGCTTGAAGAAACTAAGGCTGAGCTTAATCGTGTGTACTTAGAAAGAGATACTATAGATAGGCTAAGTGAGGAAAATGTCCCTATAGCTTTTAAAGACTTTTTAATGGGGGCTGATGCAGAAACAACCAATGAAAACATTAAGGCTTTTAAAGAGGTGTATGAAGCAGAGGTACAAAAGGGTGTAGAGGAAAGGCTTAAGGGAAAGACTCCAAGTGTGGCCAATCAAAAGCCAAAGGCTGATGCTTGGAGTTTATTGAGAGAAAAATATAAATAAGAAAAGAGGTTATAAATTATGGCAATTAAAGCGTATACAACACAATATGCAGGTTTATTACAGGATGTATTTACAAAGAAACAACACTTTTTAAATACTTTTGGCGGTAAATTACAAATTAAAGATGGTATTACCAACTCAGATGAGTTTATGAAACTTAAGATTTCTGATACAGATGTAGTTATTCAAAAATACGACATGGGTGAAAATGTAGCCTTTGGAACAGGAACAGGTAACTCAAATAGATTTGGGAATAGAAAAGAAATCAAATCTGTAGACGCTACAGTTAAATATGAAGCACCACTTGCTATTCATGAGGGTGTTGACAATATGACTGTTAATGACAATGCAGATCAAATTATAGCTGAAAGATCTGGGCTACATGCTGAGGCTTGGGTTGAGGAAATAAACAAACTACTATCTAAGGCTATATCTGATAATGCAGGTGAAACTTTATCAGGTGCATTAAAAGAGGATGATGTAATAAAGACATTTAACGATGCACACAAAAAATTTGTAAACAATAAGGTAACGAGCGATATTGCTTGGACAGCCTATGTTAATGCAGATGTATATTCTATCATCGTTGATTCAAAGTTAGCTAATACAGCTAAACACTCAGGAGCAGATGTTGACAAACAAGAAATCTATAAATTTAAAGGATTTAATATTGTTGAATTAGCTGATGAGTATTTCCAAACTGGTGAACAAATCTACTTTGCAGCTGACAATGTTGGCGTTGCAGGTGTAGGTGTTGAAGTTTATAGGGTCCTTGACTCTGAAGACTTTGCAGGGGTTGCTATTCAATCTGCAGCTAAGTATGGAAAATATATTCCTGAAAAGAATAAAAAGGCTATTTTAAAAGCCAAATTAACACCTGCAGCATAAGGTTAAAACTATGAAAGTTAAGGTTTTAGTCGAATTTTACGATTTAAAGGAAGACGTGCTAAGAAGCGAGGGGGAGATCTTTGAGGTCTCCGAATCTCGCTATGCTGAAATAATTAAACGCGGTGGATCCTTTATTGAAAAAATAAAGACAACAAAGGCTACAACGAAAAAGGAAGGTGCTAAAAATGACGGAGGAAGAAAAGAGACTTCAAGAGCTATACCTAAGGCAGATTGAGGACTACTGTAATATACTTTTCAAAGAACCTTATCCTAGTGGTGTAGCATTAGCTTTAGAAAATTTAGTAAAACTTGATCCTTTGAAATTTAACGTTGCAAGTGAAAAATTATCTGATATGAGTATAACTTATGTTAATGGCAACGGATCAGGTGGAGGGTCATCAGGGTTGCCAGGCTTCATATTGGAATGGATAAACCCTTACCGAAGACCTTATATAATGTCTGACAAAATAAAGAAGTACTATAATGACGGTAGAAGATAGAAGTAACATAGATAAGATTTTAAAAACTCTTGAAAAGCTTTCGAGCACTGCTGTGAGAATTGGTATTTTATCTAAATCTGGTGGTGAGATTTTACTAATAGCTAATGTGAATGAGTATGGCTGTAATATACCTGTTACAAATAAAATGAGAGGTTTTTTTAGATATGAGTTTGGTATTAACATAAGTAAGAACACTAAAGTGATAAAAATACCGGAAAGAAGTTTTGTGCGTTCGAGTTTTGATGAAAATCAAAAGAAAATAGAAGGTTATGGGGAGCTATTGGAAGCTGTAATAGACAGTAAAATAAGTGTTGATAACTTTTACCAAATAATAGGCAATGCCTGTGTTAATTTGATTAAAGACTATATAAAGGGTGGTAGTTTTGAGCCGAATTCACCTGTAACGTTGAATCATAAAAGACCTAAGACTAAACCTTTAATTGATACAGGGAGATTAATTAATTCTATTGATTTTGAGGTGATTTATGTTTGATTTTAAAAATTTAGTAGCAAATTATTCAAAAGGTACTACTAAAGCCCTGATTAAATCAGAAGGCTATTACGATCAAGAAAAGGGTGGAATTTATGTTCCTGGAGAAGAAATCAATCTTATTTTAATACCTGCTGCAATAGTTCCTTTAAGCAATGATGATTTGAAATTTGATGAAGGTGGAAACTATTCATCTGATAACAGAAAGCTGTATTGCTACTCAAAGTTAGAAAAAGGAACGATTATAGAAAATTTACAAATCAATGGTACTCATAAGTTCTATAAAATTTTGGCTGAGAAAGATTATTCTGACTATGACTTGGGTTTGCACATATATATCTTAGAAAGGACCAATAGAGATGATAAAGAAATTACGTGAAACCTTTGTAAAAGAACTTAATGAAGAAACTAATCTCTTAGTAGTACAGACTGATAGTAATAATAAAAAACCTAAGTATCCTTATTATTCATATAAATTTATAACTCTAAGGCAAAATACAGGTGAGGGTGGAGTTTTAAAAGAGAGCTTTGAGTCATCATTAAATCAGAATTTTAAATATGATATGGTAAGTACAATAGAATTTCAACCGAAGTCCATCATGTCTTTTAATGCTTATTCTGATGATTTAGAAGAATGTGAGGAAGCTGTAATAAAAGCTTGGGAATGGTTTAGATTTAAAGGAAGACGAATATTAAGTGACGCTAATTATATTGTTGTTAATGTCGGTAATATAACAAATAGAACGGTGTTATTGGGAGAAGATTATGAGTATAGATATGGGTTTGATGTAGAGTTTAGAGCGCTACATGAATTTAGTGATAGAAGCGAAACTATAGAAGAACATAAAATAAATGGAAAAATTGAAGGAGGAAGAAAATGATATTAGACTTTCCTGTAAATATTCAGAGAAAAACAGTCGGCGTATCCGAACGAGGATTTGGAACGATCCTTATTTTAGATACTGAAAAAGACTACGATTTAAAATATATCGGCAGCGAAGATGTAAAAGATATTGATACTAAGAGCAAGGCTTATGCTCTAGCAAGTAGATTATTCATGCAAAAGCCTCAACCACAAGAAGTGGCAATTGTGGGCAAAACTGGAGGAGCAGTTGAAGCTTTTAAAGCGGTCCTTGAAAAGAATAGCGATTTCTTCTTTGTAACATGCACAGATAATACAGTTGAAACAATCAAGGGCATATCTGAAATCTGCCAAGTTGAAAATAAGGTTTATGCTGCAACAGTCAATACTTATGAAGATGCTAAAAAGCTATTTGGAGAAGTCTTTGATAATACTTTTATTATGTATCATACAGATCCAAAGGCATATTCAGCCGAAGCATTGACCGTTATTATGTCATATAAGATAGGCGGTAAAACTGCTAAATTTAAGACTATCCAAGGTGTTAAGGAATGTAGTATTAATAGAACTCAATTAAAGGAATTAGAAGACAATAATATATTCACTTATATTGAAAAATTAGGAGTTCTGCAAACAACTGAGGGCAAAATGCTATCTGGAGAATATATTGATGTAGTTCTTGGGGAATACTGGATAAGATTTAGACTTGAAGAAGCACTACAAAGACTAGCACTTGTTGAAGATAAAATACCTTATACAAATAAAGGAATTGCAATGCTTGTAGGTGAAACAGAAAAAGTTTTAACTAGAGCGGTAGAACAAGGAATTGTTGAATTAGGTCAATATAGAGTAGATTACAAGTTAAGAGAAGATGTACCTTCAAATGAAGTGGCTCTTAGAAAATATAATTATGTTTTATGGACTGCGATGCTTCAAGGTGCTATTCATACAGGACAAATTTCAGGTATCTTAACTTATGACATTGTAAATAAGGAGGATAAATAATGGGTAAGACTTATGTTTATGATCCAGAAAAAGTTACTATTCAGGTAGGAGGAGTTTATCTTACAGGCTTTTCTGATAAGGGGAAAATAACTATAGAACAAAGCGAAGATGATGTTATTCCTAAAGTTGGCGTTGATGGTAGTGTCCACTACACACTTAACCACAATAAAACAGCTAAGGCTAAATTACCTCTAATGTCTACAAGCCCTCATATACCTTATATCAGAGATTTAGCTAGAGATAACAGAGAATTTAATTTTACTATGGTTGATATGAATGATAATGGAATGAATATATCATGCGACCAATGCAGAATTATAAAGACTCCTGATTATAAAAGAGACAAAGAAGCTGAAGAAGTGGAATTTGAAATATTTATACCATTTTTTAAATAGAAAGAGCCTTTGAATAGGCTCTTTTATTATGTATAAAGGAGAATATTATGGAATTGAAAACAAAAAAAGTAAAAATTAATGACGTTGAATATACTTTACAAAAATTACCTGTAAGGGAAGCTTTTAAGCTAAGAGATTCTTGGCTTGTTAATGGCAATGTTAGCCAAGAAAAAATGTATGACAAACTTTTAGAACATATTGTTGTTATGCCTAAGGTAAAAATGGATGATTTTGAAGATGTAGAAACTGTTGAAAAATTAGGAATTGAATGTCTTAACTTTGCCTATGGTGGCAAGACAAAAAACTAGAAAGGGAAGTACAAGATTTATATGAAGTGTTTTATAGGCCAGCTTTTAATTTAATTGTTGATGGAATTTTATCCTGGACTGAGGTCAGCGAATTAGATCCTGATGAATTTTATAAAATAAGTTATGCCTATAGTAAATATTTAAAAGAAAGGGAGTGAAAGTATGGGAGAATCAAGAGAGCTTACTTGGAAACTTAGAGCATCTGATAATGGTGCAAGTAGTGAAATAAGTAAAATTGACAAACAGATTGACAAACTAAAAGCCAAAATGCAAGGTGCAGATTCCGCTCTTGGTAAGTTTGGAGCAGGAATGGGTCTTGCAGGAGCCAATATGCAAAAAATGGGTGGCAAGATTATGGGGGCTAGTAAAGGTCTTAAAGACTTTGGAAGTAAAGCTACAAAATTTATGTTGCCTGTTACTCTTGCGATTGGTAAAGGAGTTAAGGACTTTTTAAAACTTGATACTGCCATAAGACAAGTTACTACCCTTACTGATGAAAATGTACTTCCCGTAGGTCAAATTAAAAAAGATATAAGAGAAATTTCTGATGCAACTGGAGTAGCACAGGAAGAAATTGCTAATTCCATGTATGATGCTTTATCATCTGGTGTGGACCAAAGAAATGTTAAAGAATTTGTTAAGTCAGGAATTGATTTAAAAAGAGCAGGCTTTACTGATATGCCTACTGTAATTGATGCAACAACAACTGCCCTTAATGCTTATGGTGCAGCTGCTCCTAAAGTAAGTAAAATCCATGATATTTTTGTTAAAACTCAAGATTTAGGTAAGATTACAGTGGATGAACTTGGTAAATCAATAGGTAGGGTTGTACCGACTGCAGCAGCTGCAGGTGTTAGCCTTGAACAATTAGGAGCTGGTTATTCAATTCTTACTTCAAAAGGTATGAATGCTGAACTTGCCACTACAAACTTAAACTCTTTACTTGCAGAATTATCTGCTACTGGTTCAAAATCTGATAAGGCTTTAAGAAAAATGACTGGTAAATCCTTTAAAGAATTAACTAAAGAAGGGAAAAATGTCGGAGAGGTTTTATCTATTGTTGGTGAAAATGCAAAGGCTTCAGGTCTTGAACTTGCAGATATGTTTGGAAATATGAATGCAGGCAAGGCTGCTATTTCTTTATTAAGTGAAGGAGCAGAAGGCTATAATAAATTTTTAGAGAAAATTCAAAATTCTAATGGAGCTACCGCTAAAAATGCTATGAAAATGGCAGGTCCTGAAGAAAGAATGAAAATTGCTATGAATGAAATGAAAAATACTATGATGGATGTAGGTGGAATGTTATCACCTTATATTCTTGATTTGGCAAATGGGATTTCAAAAGTAGTTAAGAAATTTTCTGAACTTGATTCAAGCACTCAATCTACAATAATTCAATGGGTTGGTCTTGCTATTGCTATTGGTCCTGTTGCTCATATTTTAGGTATTGTTGGTCAAGGAATTTCACTTGTTGTTTCTGGTGGCGGAATGATATTAGGATTTTTAGGAAATGCTATTGGTTTATTTGGCTCTATAACTGGTGTGCTTGGTTCTGTTGCTGGTGGTTTCTTTAGTCTTATGACTGCTATCGGCCCTGTTGGTTGGGCTATTATGGCAGTAGTCGGAATAGGAATTTATTTAATAGCTAACTTTAAAAAAATCAAAGCAGAAGCTCAAAATTTAGGTGGGGGAATTAAAGGCTATTTGCTTGCAACTTTAAAAGTTACAGGGCAAAACTTTACTTCTTTAAAAAATAAAGCGGTAGGGGCTTTAAATGCTATAAAAAGTGCTTGGAATAGTGTTAAAAACTTTTTAAAAAATCCTATTAAAGGAATTATATCAATTGCTCAAAAAGGAATGGCTACTTTATCTGGTGGCGGTTCTGCTAAAGGAAAAGGCGGTGAAGGTGCTGCGAAGAGAGTCCCTCATGCAAGTGGACTTGAAAAAGTTCCTTTTGATAATTATCCCGCAGATTTACACAAAGACGAAATGGTTCTAACTGCAAATGCTGCTAAAGCTTTTAGAGAATTGGGTGGAACTAAAAATTCTATTCCTACCAACAACACTCAAAACAATAATTACAGAAGAGAATCTATAAATTCATCTCCTACAATTAATGTAAATATTTATGGAGAAAGAAAAGTAGATGAAGCTAAAAACATTGGTCTTGAAGTTAGAAAAGAATTAGATGCTTTCTTTAGAGAAATGCAATTGCAAGAGGCGTAGGCTATGAAAGTAAATACTACAAGAATAAGGCTTGAAGATATAGTTATGGATGCAGTTGTAACTGAAAATCCATCGAATACTGCTGAAGTAACTAACAAGCCTGTAGAAAAAGGTGAAGATATTGCAGACCATATGAAAGCTAAGCCTTTTACAGTAAAACTTTCAGGGTCAATTGTTAATGACGCTCCTGCAAAGCTTGCACTTTTAAGGTCATATCAAAAAGAAGCTAAACTTTTAAAATATACAGGTAGAAATATTTTTACAAATGTTGTTTTAACTAGCTTAGATACAAATCATACAGTGGAAAATGCTGAAGGATTTGATTATAGTATCACTCTTACTCATGTTAAAATTGCAAAGCCTGAAACTTTTGAAGTAAATGTTAAAAATCCTAAAACTAATAAACAAGATGCTAAAACTGCTATTAAGGTTAAGTCTAAGACAAATGCAGGAAGAAAGCAGGTGCGAAGCAGATGAAATATATTTCCATTGAAAAGGACCAAATACCTTATGAATTTGAACTTGTATTGGGAGATTCTACCTTCCAGTTTGAAATTAATTATAATTCTTTAGGAGATTTTTTTACTGTAACTTTATTTAAAGACCATGTAAGGATAATAGATTCTTACAAAGTTGTTTATAATGTACCACTTTTTGAAAATTTAGGTTATTTAGATATACCTACAATTATAATTAAGCCTTTAGATACTACAGGAGATACTCAAGCAGCTAATTATGATAGTTTAAATGAGGATGTGTTTTTGTATGTATTGGATTAAAGAAATCGAAGTCCTTGCAGGGCAAAAGAAGTTTGCAAATTATGGCGAAAATGCTCTCGAGATCGAATTTGATGTATCTTTTAATGACAAAAAAGAACCTGATGTGTCTACTGTTACTATTTATAATTTATCAGATGAAACTATAAATGATATAAAAAGAGATGGTTATATTTATCTTAATGCTGGATATAGAGAAATGAAAAATAGAGCGAATATTCTTACAGGAGAAATTGAGGACATAGAAACAACTTGGGAGGGTCTTGATAAGGTTACTAAAATTACAGTTGGAGATGGAACTAAGGCTTGGAGAAAGGCTGAACTTAATAAAACCTATGCCAACGGAACAAAGGCAAGTGCTATTATGCGAGACCTTGCCAATGTTATGGAATATGAGATTGTAGAAATAAATCCTAAAAATGACTTGACCTATAAATTAGGTAAGACAATAAAAGGGTCTGCAAGTAAATCTCTAACTCAACTTGTAAAAGATACCGAATCCAAGATGTTTATTAACAAAAATAGAATTGTTATAAGAGACCAAAAGAAAGGTTATGCTACAGGATTTGTTTTAAATGAATCTACTGGTCTTGTTGGTATGCCTACTTTAAATAAGGATGAATCAGGGGACAAAAACGAAGATTTTGAAAAAGAAAAATCTAAGAAAAAAAATAAAAAAGAAAAAAAGACTTGGAAAGTAACGTGCCTTTTAAATCCTAAAATTGAGACAGACTCAATAATTAAAGTAGAATCAAAGACTTGCAATGGTACTTTTAGAGTTATTTCTGGCAAACATACAAAAGACTTTAACACAGAATTAGAGGTGGAAGAAATATGAAGGAGCAAGCTAATAAAAATGCAAATAAATTTTTTAATGACTTGAAAAAGAATATTTCTAACCAAACTAATGTTTGTAAAATTGGCAAAGTTGTTAAATTTTATCCTGAAACTATGAAAGTTGATGTATTGCCTTTACCTTCTGAAGATAATGCATTAATTATTAATGTGCCTGTTGTAACTGTTAGAAGTAAGGATTTTCTTATTTATTATCCTTTAAAACCTGATGATAAAGTAGTTCTACTGTTTGCTGATAATGATTCTGATGATATATTGCTTGGTGGAGATAGTGCAGAAACTGAAAGAGGACACGATATATCAGATTGTGTCTGTTTGGGTGGGATCACTCTTTTAAATGAAAACTTAAATATTGAAGATAGTGATAGCTTAGTAATTCAAAATTTAAGTGGAAGTACAAAGATTATTTTAAAAGAATCAGGAAAAATCGAAATAAGTGCATCTGAAATAAAATTAAAAGGTTTTGCTACTTATAAAGATAGAGAAATTGCAGTTAAAGGAGATTCTACTTCTGACGGAGCAAAAATTATATAGGTGATTAAATGTATAAAAATACTTTTAAAATGATAAATGGTGATACTGTTGTAGGCAATGATTTAATCTTGGTAAATGGTCAAGAAGAATTAAGACAAAATATTGAAAATAGACTGTCTGTAAATCAAGATGAATGGTTTTTAAATATAGGTCTTGGTTTGGCTTATAAAGATATTGTCGGAAAAGGTGTAAGTGATAGAGACATTGAATTTGCAGTTAGGGAATGTTGCTTACAAGATGAAAGAGTTAAAGAAGTTAGGGAAATAAAAATTAAAAGAAATCCTAAAAATAGAACTTGTAATATCAATATTTTAATTGTTGATAAAGGTGAAAAAGAATTATGGCTTGAGGAGGTGGTAGACCTTGGATAATTGCAAAGATGGAATTTGCTCAATAGGAGATGTAGCAAAGATTGATAATAGAGGTTATGGGCTTACGAAGTATGGTTTTAGAAGAAAATTATATCCTGAATGTGTAGCTGATAGAATTAAAAGAGCAAGGAAAGTCTTTGGAGTTAATATTGATACTTCAGAGACTTCTTTTTTAGGTAAATTAATTAGAAATTTATCATGGGATGAAGCTTATCTTTGGGAGTTAGCAGAAGATGTATATAATGCTCCTTTTGTGAATTCTGCAAGTGGAACTGCACTTGATAATGTTGGGATGTATTTAACTATTACCAGAAGACCTGCTACTAAAAGTAAAGTTATTTTAACTATTTACGGGACTAACGAAGTTATAATCCCTAAGGGTTTTAGAGTGGCTACTAAAAATAATATTATTTTTGAAACAATTGAAGAAGCAGTTATAAAAAATGGTCAAGCTAATGTAATAGCACAGTCTATAGGTTCTGGAAAAATAAACAATGTTTCTGAACAAACTATTACAGAAATTTTAAACCCTACTTTTGGTATTGATAAAGTCACCAATAAAGAAAAATCTGAAGGTGGACTCGATACTGAAACAGATAATGAATTTAGGGAAAGGTACAAAAAATCTTATTCTAGAGTTGGTGGGTCTACTGTTCCTGCAATAACTGCTGCACTTTTAGACATTGACAAGGTAGTTGACTGCGAAGTTAGAGAAAATGTGACAATGGAAACCATTGATGGAATACCTCCGAAGTCTGTTGCTTGTTTTGTTTATGGTGGAGATGACAAGGATATTGCTAAAACTATATACGATAATAAAGCAGCAGGTATTCAAGCATTTGGAGATATTGTAATTGATATTACAGATGAAAAGGGAGCAGTCCACCATATAGGATTTACAAGGGCAAAGGTTGAAGAAATCTTTGTTAAATTAAAAATCAAAAAAGATAAAGATTATAAGGGCGACGAGGCAATAAAAAGAGCCATCTTAAATTACATTGGGGGCAAAGACCAAGACGGGATTGATTATGCAGGCTTAAAACTTGGCGAAGATGTAATCCGCTCAAAGGTCTTAGGTCGTGTAATGTGTTTGGGTGGTGTTGCAGATATCGAAGCCTTTATTTCCACAGATGGAGAAAACTGGAAGGAAACAAACATTGAAATAGCAAGAGCCTCTATTGCAAAAACAAGTTCTGAAAAGGTTGTGATTGAATATGTATCATAACCAAGGCGATTTATATTATAAGGCTTGGCGACGACTGCCAGAAAGATTTAGAAAGCCTAATAACTTAGATTTATATTATGTACTCTATGGTGGATATGGCGAACTTGAAAAAGGATTTGCAAGTATAAATGACAGTAGGAATATAGATAAGGCACAGGGAGAAACCTTAGACAAACTAGGGGCAAATGTAGGGCAATTTAGATTTGGGGAAGATGATGACCTTTACAGGTTATTAATCAGGATCCGAATTATTGCCAACTTATCTATTGGAGATATACCGACTATAAATAAAATTATGTCAATTTTAGTTAAGGATATTTTCTTGGGAATAAAAGAGACTTGGTCTTATGAGAAGCATAGGAACGAGCCTGCTGCAATAGTCTTGCAACTATCCGAGATTTGGAGCAATATTCCTTTAGAAATTATCAACAGAATAAAGGCTGCAGGTGTAAGAGTAATTTTAGAAACTTATTTACACCAGACCATCTACTATGGTATGTATGGGCAAAAGGCTAAGCATTATAAGGTCTTGCCTAATAAGGTCGAGGACAAGGAATTTGAAAATCAAGTCTTTATGGGAATGGCGACTTATCACAAGAAAATTAAAAGGGTTGCTATTATGCCAGAGGTTTGGACTTTAAACCAAAATGATATGTTCTTAGAGGTTGAGGACGGAAGTGGGGTGCGTATGAAGTATGACTGATAAGATTAACGATATTAATAAAGTTTTTAAGGGCAAGAAACTTCTTGCTTATGATGAAACTACTGGAAAATTCGCAATAGTTTCTCCTCATATTTTTACAAGTACAGTCTTTACAGAAGAAGGAGTGCCACTTGATGAATATTTATCCTTTAAACCTCAAGAGGTTTTAGACAAACTTGAAAGTATCTTAAAAGGTGCTCCTAAAGAGTATGACACTTTTAGGGAAATTGCAGCAGAACTTAACACCAATAAGGACAGTATAACAGAGATTTTAAGGGCAATTGCTAATAGGGTTAAAATGCCTGAAGGTGGAAAGGTGGGTCAAGTTTTAAAACTTAATGCTGACGGACAAGTTGTTTTTGACGATGATAAGGACACAGTCTATACTCACCCAGAAACCCATAAGGCAGGAATAATCGAAACAGACCCAAGCCATAGGTTTGTAACGGATAAAGAAAAAGAAAATTGGGATAAAAAATTAGATAAGGATAGTAGTATTGACAGAAACACCGTTACTCTTGATGGGCAGAAGGATAATTTAGCTAATTTCTTAACAGAAGCTATACAAAATATTGAGTATCTTTTAGGTCTTATAGGTGTGGCAAACGGACTTGCCACTCTTGATGGCAATAAGAAAGTACCAGTAAGCCAACTGCCTGATGAGGCTTTAAAAGATACCACTTATGACCTCACACCTTATGCAAAAAGTAGAGATATAGAAAGTACTTTTGCAAAGATTAAGGCTTTAACTGACCTTAAAAGTACAATCGAGGAAGAACTTACAAAATATCCAAGTGATAATGAAGTTCAAGAATTTTTTGAATATATTAAATCTGAAATAGATAAGAAAGAAAGCACTATCCACAAGGGAGAGGTCAACGGATATGCGGCACTCGACGGAAGTGGAAAAGTCCCCGAAGCACAGCTACCTGAAAAGGCTATAAGGGTCTATGACCTCACTCCTTATGCTAAGAGTGAGGATATACAAAAGACTTATGCGACTAAAGAAGAGGTAAGTGCAGGTAAACTTGGCTACACCGCAGAAAATCTTGAAAACAAAGGAAAGGCTAATGGTTATGCTTCACTTGGTGGAGATGGAAAAGTACCCGCCGACCAGTTACCAAGCTATGTTGATGATGTTTCAGAGTTTGCAAGTAAATCTAATTTCCCAGGCACTGGAGAAAAGGGGAAAATTTATGTTGATTTATCCACGGAAAATATTTACAGGTGGTCTGGAAGTGCTTATATTGAGATATCTCCAAGTCTAATAACCCAAGCCGATATCAAAAAGCTACAAGGCATTGAGGACGGAGCACAGAAAAACAATGTTACTCAAGAGATGATTGACAAGTGGAACAACAAATTGGGCTCTGTCTTTGGTAAAGATATCTCAAGGGGCAAAACTGACGGATATAATACCTCATCAGTATGGGTGGACTTGTCAAGTAACCGAGACCTGGAAGATTGGATAGGGGACCTGTGCAAGAGAACCATTGAGCTAAGGGATAAGCTTGATAAAAAACCTGATGTAGTTGAGATGAGCCTTACAGAATACAACAACTTAACTACCAAAAAACCCAATACCATATATGCGATTGACTAGGTGATTATATGAGTTTATGGGAAAAGAAAGCCATAATCATAAATGGCAAGTCAAAAAGCAAGTTGTTTTATGGGGAAAAACTAATTTGGTCTAAGATGAGGACTGATTTTTCTAAGGATTTTAAAAATCTAACAGAAAAGGAAGATTTTGAGGGATTGTATGATAAAAATAAGCACGGTTTTATATTTTGAAAATTAAAATAATTGACATATGATATCAAATATAGTATCATATATTCAGGAGGTACTCATGAGTAAGAGGGATAAGCTTATCCAAAAATTGAGAAATCAACCCAATGGCATATCTCCCCAAGAAGCGGAAAAAATTCTTATTTATTTAGGTTTTGAATTTAGAAATCAAGTAGGTTCGCATAAGCACTTCTTAAGGGTAGTTAATGGGAAAAGTCAGAGATTTGACCTTTTAATGAATAAAAGTCCTGTTAAAAGATATTTGGTTGATAACCTCTTGGAGATTATAGATGGGGAGTAAAACCCATCTATAATCTAAAAAATAAAGGAGAGAATTATGAAACTTGAAGATTATTTAAAACTTCCCTATACTTTTGTTAGCAAAAAAATAAAGGATGAAACCGGTGAATATTACGCAGGATATATTGAAGAATTTTATGAAGCCAAGACAGTTGGAGATACTATTGAGGAGCTTTATTCTAATTTAAGAGAATGTTTGATTTTAGGTATAGAAGAAAGACTTAAAGATGGGGAAGAAGTTCCTGTCCCTGTTGCTGATGAATATAGCGGTAAGTTTATGCTAAGGATACCTAAAAGTCTTCATAAATTTTTGACTGAATCTGCTAAAAATGAGGGTGTTTCACTTAATCAATATGCTTTATACAAATTAAGTAAATGATTTTTATACTAATTTTTACAATAAAATATTTATAAGTTAAAAAGCAAGCCTAAAAAGCTTGTTTTTTTATAAAAAGAAAGGAGAAGATATGCAAAGAGGAAGATTTTATCTTACAGAAAAAGGACGAGATCTATTGGCTTACTGCCAAACAGGTGAGCCTTTAAATTTTACAAGGGCAGCGATAGGTACTGGAAAAATTGAAAGTACTGGAGCTCTTTTTAAGATGGATAAGCTTGTTGAGGAAGTCCAAGAAGTTGATATAAGAGGAATAAAGGCTAATGGAGATGGGACAAGCACAATAAGTCTTGCAATTACTAATCATGAAACTAAAAAAGGCTTTTTGATGTCCGAGGTTGGTCTATTTGCCCAAGACCCAAGAAAGGGAGAAATCTTATACGGGGTGGCTTATTATGATGACCATGCCGATTATATACCGGTCCATGATCAAGAGATGGTAGAGATTTCTATGGATATAATCGTGGTGGTTGCCAACGTTGACACTATAAATATTAAGATTGACAGGTCAATGGTTTGTGCAAGTCAACTTGACCTTATGGACTTAGCAGGCAAGGGCAGGACAAACCAAACTGTTAAGGGCAATTGGGACTTAATTCAGGACTTGGCTTTAAGGCTTGCGTCTATGGGAACATCTATTAAAACCGATAGTAGATACAATAATTTCAAGGTCGATTTAAAACGCTTAGACGGTGCTGAAGAGTTTGAGGGTATTTATGACCCACAAATGGCTAGATTTGTGATATAGGAAGGAGTGAGATTATGACTGTTTATAGATGGCGAATGTATTCTGCTGAGAAAAACATAGTTAGGAAAATGGATGAATTAGATGACTCTTTAATCCCAACTACTCGAAGGGGTCGTGCTTGTAGGTTTACACTTAAAACGACACCCAACCATGAAAAAGTATATTTAACAAAATATGATGCAATAGATGGGCGTATTTATTGCGCTGGTGAGTTTAATGGGCAGGATTTTAATGCATCTCTAACAAGGATTGATTCTTTTATTTGTAAAGTTAATTATGAAATGGGTGATCACAGTCGAGACGACAGAGTTAGTTTTGAAAGTGTGAGCGAAAATGACGTAGATGAAAAATATTTCGAAGTGAAAAATCAAGGACCTGGAGGGGAATTTGATCCAATGGATTCTACTGTATTCGCTTTGTGGCGAGTCTATCATTTTCATATAGATACAGAATATAAAGCAGGAATTTTTTTGAGGAAAGTTACCTCAACAAACAGAAACGCTTTTCCAAATAACGGAGAACAATTCGGAAATTGGTATGTTTATGATGGTATAGCAAACCAAGAGCCTACAATTAGTGGTCAAGATGAGAACTTGGGAGGATTTAAAGCACCTTTTAAAAGGGTCTTTAGTGTAGATGATCCAGATAGTAACGAAACTTTAAATGTTGTTGTTAAACTCAACTCTGCGACAATTAGGACGATTAACAATGCGACAAAAAATGAATCTTACGAGATTGATATTGACAAGACAAAATTTGATGGGTTAGAACTAAATAAGACTAATACCATTGAAATTACTGTAACTGATACCAACGGAGCAAGTGCCATAAGACGATACACCTTTAAAAAGGTTAACTCTAATCCCGTTGTAACAGTTACAAATTCCAATTTAGGGGAACAGAATAAGCCTTTTAATTTTTCTTTTAAGGCTAAGGACCCCGATGGAGATGATATAAGCGTTAAGGTATACGTTGATGACGTACAAGTCCAAGACCTTGGAAAAGTTACACCTGACCAAGTTAAAACTGTTGGCATTGGAAAGCTTGACTATGCAAAGCTTTTAAATGGTGAGCACAGAATAAAAATTGAAGCCACTGACTCCTTTGGGGCAAAGGGAACAGGATATATTACTTTTACAAAAAAGATTGATTACTGTTGGTATAGGCTAACAAAAGAAGTAGACGCACAACCATCAGCAGTTGTTGTTAATCCCCTAGCTGAGTTGGCAAAGGGGGCTAAGATGACTGTTAAAGTATCACTTAATGCAAAGGACACTGACCCGACTTGGGAAGTTTTACCTGATGATTTTATAGGTCAAAAGTATAACTTTAAGACCAAAACAAAGACTGCTGATAAGTGGTGCATAGGGGTCGATATCAGGATAGACAGGGCAAATACACCAGAGGGTATGGCATCATACTTTTATGGCTTTGTTGGAGCTTATATGTAAGGAGTTGATTTTATGGCAGTAGAATTTATAAACGAAAAATCTTTAAAGGAGTTGCAAAATAGCGGGGACGCTGGAGCAATCCTAGGGGAACTTAAAAAGATTAATGAGGTCAATTTAGCACTTGCCGAGGCGGTTGCTACAAATTACGAAACAAACCTTGAAAGGGCAGAAAAAAATGATGAAGTGTTAGCTACAATTTACGAAACTATTTTAGGAGGTCAAGCATGATAGATTTATATGTAGGTCTAGTAATTAGAGGAAAAAGAACTTGTGATGTAAATAATAAGAAGGTTAGACAAGTGCCTAAGCACTTAAGAGATGAAGTTATTGCCGAGCTTAAGGCACAAGGATATGACGAAAATGGCAAGAAAATTAAATAGGGTATGGATAAGATTTGTTTTAGCAAGTCTTTTTTTATACACATTTTTTAAGGGGAAAGGGGGTGTAAGTATGCTAGATTTATATGTTGGCTTAGTATCAAGACAAAGAAGAACTTGTAATCCTGAAAACAAAAAGGTTAGACAAGTGCCAAAGATTTNTGCATTAAGTCCTAAAGTGACAGCATATCGAGTATTCGAAACTGGTGGCACTTGCTATATTAATGGAATTGACATTGACGAAAACAAAAGATTTGTCTTTGCATATATTAAAGAACCAACCGCAGATGGCAACAACCCAAGTAACTATCCCGAAGCAGCGTTATTAGTAAATGACAAACAAATATTTCAAAAAAACTCAATTTTTGTAAATAAATTTATTCCGCTTCATAAATACTTAATACCAAATCAAAGGAATAATATTAAGATGGATTTTTGTGATTCGTTTATTTTAGTTGGTTAAGGGAGATAGACCGTAATGAAAAAATATTTATATTATGAAAATGACACAATTATTTTAATTAGTGATAAAAAATTAGATTATTTAGGGGACAATTTCATATTTGAAGAAGAGCCTGAATTTGTTGAAAATGCAGTCATGAAGATAAATAAAGATAAGAAACCTTATTATAAAAAGGTTGAAAATGTAGAAGAAAGATTAAAGGCTACAGAGCAAGCTATGGCTGATTTAATGATGATGATTGGGGGAATGTAAAATGGCAATGTTTATAGCTTTAAGATTAATGGATGGTACTTTTAAGTATAAGAAGATTTTTGGTTTTAAGAGATTTTTGGTTTACAAGGATGATACCGATGCAATTTTAGTAGCTGAGGGCAGACAAGATTTAATCGAACAACTATAACCTAATAAGCATAAACAAGAAGGTGACATATGGAAGAAAGATTAACAGACCATGAAAAGCGATTATCCTTAGTGGAAAAAATCGCAGAAAGGCACGAAGCCATCCTTAAAGACCACGAGGCTAAAATAGACAAAATTGCAACAGATNAGCAGTCCTTGAAGATTTAAAGGCTCTTGGTCTTGATGCAGACGGTATGCCAGTTAAAGTTGAAGGAGAATAAAAAGGGGGAGATTTATTCTCCCTTAATTTTTTATAAAGAAGGTGACATATGGAAGAAAAATGCAACGACCACGAACAACGAATAGTGCTACTGGAAAAAATTGCGGATAGGCACGAAGCCACCCTTAAAGACCATGAGGTTAAAATAGACAAAATTGCAACAGATAACTCTATACAAGATACTAGCATAAAACTCTTTCAAAAGGACTTGGATTTTATCAAAGAACAGTTAAAGACTATGAACGCAACGCTTATAGAGATTTCTGACAAGCCTAAAAAAGCTTATGACAAATATAAAGACACAATAGTAACTATTGTAATTACTGCCATTGTGAC